TCACTCATCCGCCACTCTCCAGATCCCAATCTGGTCATCCACTTTGCGCGTGACCACGGTCAGCCCAGCCCTCTCCAAGTAGACCTTCAAGGCGTTGGCATCGATGCGATTGTTCACGAACACGCACTGGCCAACTTCCATCGACTTGAACTTTTCCCACTTGGAAACCCTGCCACGCCGCTGCTTTGGCAGTGGGATGTCGGTGTAAATGGTTTCGGTTTCTTTCACAACGTACCCTCTTCAGACATGAACAGCTTCTGAGTTGCAACGTCAAAGTCCCAGCTTGTGCCAGTTTGGCGCTTTAGGTCGTTATAAAGAGACTGAATTGAAGAACAGCCTTGTAACAACACTACGCTTGGATAACCGTGAAACGCAGGATCGTTTTCTGATATTCGCATGACATGATCTATGTCGCTTAAATCACGCTGAAGTATGTCCATCAACAGCGTAAATTGATTTTTGCTCATCGTCACGGTGAACTTATCAATAGAGCTAAGCGATGGCTTTTCAACCTTTTCAGGGTTAGCTGCCAGCCAATCCACATATTTTTGCATGGTTTTTAAAACTGGCTTACGGATCTCGCGCTTACAAAATTGTCGAACCGAACTTGGATCAACGCCAATTGATTTTGCAATCGTTGCTCGAGCCGCAGATTCTTTTATACCTTTTTCAACAGCTAGTGCTGAAATGTGGTTTTTCAACGCGGTGCGCGCAAAGCGCAATGTCTTTTCAGAATGTAGTTCCATTTCTACTCCTTGCTTTGGGGTTTATTAGTCCCGCCTTCGACCACCTTGACGGTGTTAAATGACAGGTAAATAGTTTTTCCATCGACCACTATGGTGCTTTGTCTCCAACCAAGTGGGCGAAAAACATAGTCCTTTGGGACTATAAAAATATCTTTTGCACTGCTCATAAATAACTTCCATTAAAGTCCCGCCTTCGACCACCCTGACGGGAAAGGGTTCCTACGACTTGATTACCGATGCGAAAAGATGCACTTGGAGTCGGTAACCAAGCCACGGTCTTATTAGTCCCGCCTTCGGTCAGGCACGGACGGGAACGTGCTACGGGGGCTGATCAAGGCCCTGACCTAGTCATCAACCGTTCCAATCTACATTGGCGGTGTTCAAGCCTGGCGCAGGGGTTGCCTGTGCCTGTTGTGGCGCTTGTGGTTGTGCGGCCGCAGAAACAGATCCACCCTTGAAGGAAGAGATCTTGTTCTTTGGTGCATAACCATTGTTGCCTTCTTCGATCGCCACCTGTGCAGTGAACTGCTTGCCCATAGCGGTGCGCATCATGTCAGTGTTGACGGTCTGCGTGGCATCACCACCCGTCGCCTGAACGAAAGACTTCAAACGCCCCAGCCCTACAGGGTGAGTCAGCGTGAAGTTCTCCCAGATCTTACGACCCGCATAGCTAGGCCCAACAACGTTGTACTCCACCTTCAGGTAGGGATTACCTGCTTTTGAAGTTTCCTCGCTGTACACGGCCGCGGCTAGGGTGTACTCGCCAGCTGGCATGGGTTCTGATACCCCGCCTCCTGACTCATCGATGTTACTGACATCGATACCTTGATCTAATAAGCCCATGGTTCCTCCTATGCGGCTTCGTTATTGTTTGCTGGCAGCCCTAGAGCAGCGCCATAAGCATCTGCAAAAGATTGCCAAGAGAAATCGATCTTCGATGGAAGATCTAAACGAGACTTCGCGTCATACGCCGCAGCAAATTTGGTAAACAAACCTCGGTTGCCATAGCTCACGCCACGCGCCTTCGCGCCATCCTTGATCAGGGTGGTTTCGTAGTTCGCAAACAAGTTGAAGTCAACCCAATCCTTGATAAGGGCATTCACCTTCTTGTTGCAGCGCATCTCCCAGCGATCATAAGGTTCCAGTTCTGGATCCTTGTACGCCTTCGATGCAACGTGACTCAACAGAATCACATTCATGCCACGCTGCTGGAAACAAACGTTCAGGCCATTCAACAGGTTCAACCAAGCGTTCTCTTCGGCAACGTAAAACGCACCGTATCCTGCTTTGG